CACCCCAACCCCGCCCCTACCGGTTAGGGCTGGAGCGGGGTGGGAAGGCGGGCGGGTGGGGCTAAAATCGGACTTCTATTTTCGCGCCCATTGCGGCCGCAATGGCCTCAAATTCTTCGGCCCTCGTCCGAAGCCTACCCTTGTCGCGGGTAGAATTGGTCGGCTGGCGACCAAGTGCCTCCCCGATCTTGCCGGGTGGCACCTGGTCGAGCCAGGTGGTCAGGGTGGTTACTTTCCCAGGCCGAAGGCCTTTACGGACGCCGAAATATGATGTGGGACTTCTCCCCCATCATACCCATCTAAGATGGATATGATGATCAATTTACACACCGATTGCGTGTGTTTTTTCGTAAAAGAGTCCGGGAATGGCCCGGATAGAGTGGGGTCAAACATTCTCGAGCCGTAGCCCATTCCGCGAGCGTAGGTAACCTTTACCTTTAAGGCTACTGTACCAAACACGATTGTGTTTAGCTCTTCGCACGGCGCGAAGGGAGTGATTATTTTATTAAACAGAGTTTGAATTGGGTTCATTTTAGTACGCTTTTAGTATTTTGATTGTAATTTGGTTTCCTAGCTGACCGGTTGTCCTTAGGTGACCAACCCGGTCTTGGAAGTCCTCAAAGGACTCGAGGGTGTGGCTGCTAACTAGTGTAGGCCCCCAATGGGATGCCTCGTAGTTATTTACGAGGACTTCACCCTTTACGGAATTGTGAAAGTCGGGGTCTATGTCGAAGTAAGTCATTGTCTCGGAATTGTGTGTTTCTCGTCAGCGATATTGCTTTCGATACTACAAAGTATAGTCCATTCAGACTAACCGCGCAACTATTCAATACTTTATTTACTCTTTTTGGAATAATAATTCCAAAAAAGAGAACGCCCACCGGCTGGGGAGCTGGTGGGCGCGGGTAATGGTGAGCCATGTCGGGCTTTTTGCTTTTGCCCACCTTCCCTGCACCTGCGTCCGCGCCCCCCTACCCTTACCACGTCCGCGCCTAAACCCTTTACGTCCTTCCTGCGTCACTCACGCTGCCAGAAATTGCAGCATGCAATCAGGGAAACAAGAAGAAATCAGCATACAGGCCGCTTACGCGCAGATGACCGACCCCAGCAGGGCGGATACTTTTTCGCTCGTCATTAGGCTATCTGGAGGCAAGGAAATCGGACAGAAACGCACGCTATACCGCTGCCGATTCGGAAAGCGGGCGGGAAGCGGGAAAACGAGGGAGCAACGGGCAGAAGACCGCAAGGTCGCCGGGCTGGACAAATCCGGGCTGAACGGGACAGAACGGCGGCAGCACGTAGAAAACGGCACCATCCCGATTCACGACCTGGAGCAGAATCGCTATATCTCGCCCCTGATTAGCCACATCACCGAATTCAATCAATACAAAGTCATTCACTAATGAGCGCAGACCTACAGAAATTTTCAGGGCCAGGGTGGTCCGCCTTCCCAGATTCAGGCATACTGATGACTGAAGATATACGCGTCACTCACTCCGCGAAGACCAGCCCCATAGGGAAACCCATGGCCATCCCTGGCATGAGTGACGCCAAGGAGAGAGCGATGAGCTGGGGCTTCGACGATATGCTGCCGAATTTCAGGGAGCAGCTAGTCAGCGAGAATGACATTGTGCCCAGCCTACTGGCCACGAAACGGGACATCCTGGTCGGCGGGGGCATTATGGCCTACACGAAAGAATATGTGGAGACCGCGCAGGGGCGGAAAGAGGTGAGGCATGAGGTAGCCATCCCTGACGTGGTGCAGGCCTTTTTCGAGAAAATCGACATTGACGAATACCTGGAGACGACAGCGAGGAATTACGTAATGCACTCAATCATGCCGGTCGAGATCATTGCGAGAAAAGACAGGCAGAGCATCGCGAGCATAAAAGCCCTGGAATGCCGACACATCCGATCAGCAGAAATGGATGTAGAAGGCAAGATTCCTGCCTGGTACTGGTCAGGGAGCTGGGGCCATCGCCGAACAGAGGGCCGGGGAGAGGTGAAATCTTACCGGATTCCTGTTTTCGATCGAACAGAAGATCGCTTGGCGCCAAAGTCTATCATCGTCATGATGGACCGCCTGCTTTGCCTCGACGAATACTACCCTACCCCATACTGGTGGGGCAGTGAGGAGTGGATCAGGCTGGCCAATTGTATTCCCGAGTTTCACTTGGCAATGCTGAAAAATGGGTACTCGTTTCGAGTGCACGTCCAGGTCCCGAAAGACTATTTCTACGATAATACGCCACTGGACCTCGACAATAATGTGAACGAAGCGAGCCGCAGAACGGCCGAGACCGCCGCAAAATTGGTCTTTGTGGACCGGCTCAACCAGGTGCTGCAAGGCCACACCAAGGCGGGAAAGCTGATCATCACCGAATACGAGGTTGACAAGGCCCTCGGGAAAGAATACCCTGGCATCAAGATTACCCCGATCAGCCTTGACCTGAAAGACGAGGCTATGCTGAAGCTTTTCGACGCCTCGAACACAGCGAACATGTCCGCCCAGGGAGTTGCGCCCGCCCTGGCCAATATCCAGATGCCCGGAAAACTGGGATCTGGCAGCGAGATTCGTAATGCGCTGGCCATGCACATAATCCTGAAAACGCCAGGGCCGCGACGGCGGATGTTCTCCCCTATTCACTTGGCCAAGCGACTAAATGGATGGCCAGCAGACGTATATTATGACATCCGCGACACCCTCGTCACGAACCTGGACCAGGACAAAAGCGGAACCACTACCGGCACTGAGAAAGAAACTGCGCTATGACCCTGGATGAGTACGACGCAATCCTCGAAGTCCTGCGCCGCGTGATCCCTGAGAACGCGCTTTTGCCACGCCTACTCAGTGGGTACACCAGTACGAACGCTCGCTACGTGGCCCGTCTGATGGCTGAAAACGTTGCGCCGGCACGAAAACGCAGCACGCGACTGGTGACCCAACCAAGCACCGAAGAGCCCACAACGCCAGAATGGGCAGCGATGGCGAAGCGAAAAAGCAATCTCTATCAGCAGCGGGCGAAGCTCAGCAATCGTTTTCACGACTTCCCCAACGACGTGACGGCCTGCGCCGACATTAGCAGGGAAATACGATTCCTGCAGATTAAGATTAGAAGAGTACACCAAGAAATGGGCTATTACCGTGTTCACGGGAAGATGCCAGAAATCGAAGCCGAGCAGGAGCGAGCAGTCTACACCGAGGCGGAGCTTATGAAACAACGCCAGGCAGTCAATTCGAAAATGACCCGCCTGCGGGCAAATCTGAAACAAGCCGCCACTTCCAAGCCTGCGAAGGTGAAGAAATGGCAGGCGCAATTAACTGAATGTGAGCAACAGCGCGAAATCATTAATGGGAAAATTGGACAGTTCCGTCTATAACCAGGCGGAGTTCAAGAAGGCCGACATGGCCGAACGAATCAGGATGTACCTGGTCGGAGGCGGTTATAAAAGTCACTTTCAGCTACGTGATAACGAAATAGAGTACCTAAGGTACATGGAAATCGCCTACACCCTCAGCCAGGAAAACAGGAGCCAGCGCGAAGCGGTGCGGCTGCTCAGGACCCAGGTGAGAACCGACCGATTTCGGGCAACGCAAGTGATGCGGGATGCCTGCAATCTGTTCGGGAGTTTCGAGGATGTACACCGCCCTACCCAGCGCGCAATGATTCGCGAAGGGCTGCTTCAGGACATTGCACAAATAGAAAAGGAACTTGAAGAAGCGGAAACGTCGACAGAGCGCAATTCCTGGATGAAAGTCAAGCAAGGGTATTGGAAAAACCTGATGGAACTAGACCAGGTCAGCAAGCTGGAAGACGCAATCGCCAGGGATACGAAGCTGCCAGAGATTTCTTTCACCACCGACCCCTCCGCGCTCATGTCAGCAGAGGCAGAAGACATTGACCACGAAGTGATATGAGCAAGGAAGTCTACCTGAACGAGAAGCAGATGAAATTCCTCACTGCCCCACAGAAAACGAAAGTTTTTGTGGGGGGGCGTGGCGTTGGGAAGTCTCGTGTCCTGGCCTATGGGCAGGCAGAGAAAGCGACCCTGATGCCCAGGAGCAAGGGGTTTTTGGCGTCGACGACCTACGGGCAGCTGCTGACGAAGACCTGGCCAGCCATTGCGGAAGCGTGGGAGGCCATGGGCTATGTAGAGGGGATTCATTATGTGATTGGGGTTCGCCCGCCAAAATACTTCAAGTCAGCCATCAGCCCGCCCAAACAATTTGGCAACGTGGTGACATTTATCAATGGCCGAACCATTGACCTCATCAGTATGGACCGCCCGGAATTGGCGCGGGGTGGTAGTTACGACGATGGCGACATTGACGAGGCCGCGCTAGTGAAGCAGGATGAGTGGGCGGTCATCCTGCTACCCTCCATTCGGGGGAAT